CCTTAGATGAATTGCATGATCCGCATAATACTTGGAGATTACTCATAGAATCAGTGCCTCCTAATATTCTTGGGACAATGTGATCGACAGTAAGTCGCTCTTCTGTGCCACACATCTGGCAACATCCATCACGATTGATAACACTCTGCCTTAGCTTACGCCATGCAGTAGTGCTGCCGGACTTCTTTAACTTACTCATTGCCAACCCTTTGTTTTGAGGTGGTTAAGTGCCTTGCAGTAGTTAGGCTCGTCGTATTGCGTGTAACCGTATCTATGTCCTACATAAGTCCAATACATCCAGAACTGCTTTACAGTAGAACTCTTCTTTAGACTCTCTACCTTCATTTGATATAAGCCATGATGAGAGCCGTTCTTAGCTCTTGGATTCCATGATGATTCTCTAAATACAATCTCATGATGGCATTTCTCTTGCTTATCAGTTAATTGATATTTGGCTAAGTCTTTGACGTATCGAATTGCTTGGTTTGACGCCCCTGCTTCAGCAGGCATAGATATCCCAATAGCGATGGCTACCAGGCAAGCTACGCCTTTCAGGCTTGCCCTGAGCCCTTTGGGGGCTCTAGCCCTGAGAGTACCAGAGTCTGGAAGCACATTTATAAAAGTCCTGTTCAGGACGGCGAGTCGCTTCATCGATTGTCCGTACTGTAGAACCCTGATCCCTTGAAACTAACTCCTACTGACGAGTAAACCTTGTGCATTGGTGAGTGACAGAATGGGCATTCCAAGTCATGAGGCTCATTGATCGATAGCCATTCCTCGATCCTGGCATTACTTTCGCAATTTTCGTTATCGCACTCAAACTCATAGGTAGGCATTATTCGCCCAGTTCTGGATGCATCGATTCAATGTGACCTAACATCATCTTGCTAATCTCGATCTGGTCTAGGAAACTCGACGCAGCTTTAAGCGAGTAACCGCATAAGCAAGTATGCATTATTTCTGGCATGTCCGGCATGGCACATCCTTAAATATCCATGATCCACATTGTGTGCATCTTTCGGGTTCAAGTGTACCAATATCGCCCTTGAAATCCCCGTAACCTGCTTTAAGCAGTAGATCGACCAGATCACCTAGCCGCATAAACGCAAGGTAGTCCTGTGGACTCTTCTCCCCTTGACCATTTAAACGACATGTAACGATAGGCAAGTCACCAGTTTTCCCTGCCCGTTTCGTGACCTGATCGATCCACGCCTTTGGCTGGAACGCCGATCTAGCTTTAACTTCCATGTCGAAAGGAACATGGGTTATATCTTTTCCAGCCCCTCGACCGATATCCGCATGAGCCCACCAAGTCGATAGGTACTCGGCGACGACACGCTCGGTAGAGAATCCCCGGTATTTACGGCTTTGTGAGGCCATTGACCGCGTGACACTTAGAACATGACCAGCTCTTATTGGCCAGGTTCACCTTGATGTCTTTGTATGGAATTGAGTCATTGCATAAGCAGCATCGAGTAGTAAATGTGAATTCTTCTAAGATAGCAATAATCTCTTTCGATCGATGTATCTCATCTTCGGTTGGGAATGACTCCCACTCGCCATCTTGATTCATAAACTGTAAGCGTCCCATTATGCTCTCGCCTTCTGTTGTTGCCATGATCCATCTTTAGCGATTTCGTACCAGATCACATCATTCGGTGATTGGCATCGAGTAAGTTCACCAGTTACTGCATAAGGACACTTAAAATGACCCCACGGCTTACCAGCCTTAGTCGTTCCCGTCTTCCAGATCATGTCGCCATGTTGGCACCGGGGAATGTCCTTCTCGGTCTGGCCTCCAATGATGTCTTTCACCGTCGACACGGCTTCCTCCATTGTGGGCGGCATACTCGCTGGCTTGATAGTCCATGGATCGTCCTCCTTTACTACTGGAACATAAGTGCCTGAAGTCTCAGACATCTTAGCCTTTACTTCATCGATCGTAGCCTTTACTTCTTGCGACTTAGCGACTTTGCCCATTTCTTCTCGTGACGCTCGCTTTCCCTTTGTTGCATATCCTGCGTTAGCAAGCGCTCTACCGATAGCACTCGTCTCACAATTCTCCAGCGCGCTTGTCGCATTGACGCCGCGTCCCTGAATAGTCTCTTCTGCCAGCCCTGTTGTCCAAGGCCGAACATCTGCCTCTGTGCGATATACAGAAGCCTCAACAATAAAACGGCCAGAGCTTGAGTCAAGCAATTTCGTGTGAATTTGTCCATCTGGGTGATCCTTCCAAAACTTAATGAGTCGTTCTTCAACTGTCTCGTAATCTTCAAGATTAAACATATTGCTCGTCCTTTTCTGTGATGAGTTCGCAAGCTAGTGCAAGGTAAGCACACGCGTCGATATAGGAGTCAATGTGATCTGCTGTTTCTTGTAATCTGGCAAGTTTAACTTCGACCATCGCCAGACATGCTTGATGGTCTGAGATTGGTACTTCGAGCATTTGCTGGAGTCGTAATGCGATTCGAGTCTGATTGATACGAGGATGACCATATATTCGTCCTCGGTCTCCAATGATGTCAGTAGCTGATAATAGGACTTCATTTGCTTTCACACTCTCACCCTTTCTTTTGACGCGTAGTAATCCCGGACTGCCTTTCGGCCTTTGATATAACCCACGCGGATGCCGACGATACGGCCTAGATGAAAATATAGTCCAGATAAGACAATCATGACAATCATGTCACCGAATGATGGATCAAACATTTTGGAGCCTTTCTATCAACGCCCTTCGTTGATGGCTCTACTGTCTCACGCTCTAAGGGCGAATTTTAGAAATTTAAGATAACGAAACGGTAACGATTATCTGGCGCGTCCATAGCGCTTGCCTGCGACGACGAATGTGCCGTCCTTCTCGATGTAGATCAGATCAACTTGGACGTTCTTACCCTCGACGTACATGATGGCGAAAGCCTGTTGCCAGTTCGCTGAGCCCTTTGTGTATGAGGCCTTGCTAAAGTCCATGAGGTTACCAACCTCGACCCCATGCAAAATACGCCCTAAACGGCCTCCAGAGGCCTCTGAGAAGGACGATCTACCTGCTCTGTGAGTATGTCCCGAGATAACGCTCTTACCGTGCCTGCGAGCCGCTTCTAAGGCTGATAGACCGCCCTGTGACTTAATAGGGGTATGGTCGCCATGGACTGCTATCCAGCCGGGCGCGATGTTGTAAGGCTTCTTATGAAAGGTAATTCCCAGCTCATCAAGTCGCATAAACTTCTCAAAGCGCAGCTCTGGCAAAGACAGGAATGAGGGGATCTTCCTCATGATCTGGGTATATAGACGGTCTGTGTGGTTCGACCGAATCATCTGAGTTACTTGGAGATCGTAAAGAACCTGAATAGCCTCCTCGCGATCATCTCCAAGAGTCTGCTCATAGGCTTCAGGCGTTCCTTCTGACCATTTACTGATCGTATTAAAATCAATTTCGTCACCGATTGTGACTACTTCGTGCGGCTTAAATTTGCTAATGAAACTGGCTAGATTTTTGACTGCGTGTCGATCGTGGAACGGAACCTGTAGGTCGCTCACTATGACTATTCGCTTCATTTAATCCTCGTCGTCATCCTCATAAGGTAGGCGATCCACTCGGTCGGGGATCGATGGCAGAATCCAGTCTGGGTAAGCGTCTCGATCAGAAATAATTGCTAGGCAAAGATCAACTGCGAAACCTGCCCGGCGTAATGCGCGATACATCTCATGCAGGCTAATTGCCCATTGGTCTAATGCGTTGTAAGTATCGAGATCGATAACTTTCTTTCGTGCCATGTCAAAAATTATCGCTCAAGAAGTATGTTGTAAATCTCATCGACACGCGAATTAAGGCGTTTAATTTCTGACAGTAAGTGGGTAATTACATACCCGGCAAGGCCACCGATAACGGCAAGGCTAGCAAAGTAAAGAGTAAAAAAGTTCTCCTGGGTCATTTTTTCTTCTCGACTGTATCGACCGCAGCTTCTAGGGCATCAGCGACGATATCGCCTACGGCCTTCTTTGCTCGGTAAGACTTAATCGCTGCACGGATTACTGGAATCGCAATTAGTCCTAAAGTTGCGTAGATGATTGCTTCCATTTACTTGCCTCCTAGTAGCGGTATGTTAAAGAACGAACTATCTGCATCGCCTTGTTTAGTGAAAGAGATATGGCAATGATGGTTATGCGGATTGCTTCCAGAATACTTGCGCCAGCGCCAGCCCATGCGAGCCGATGCAATTCGTCCGTTGAAGATAACGTAGGCAATACGCTTCTCCCCGGACTTTGCTGCGAGTCGAATCTGATCTGCAATATCGGGCATGAGGTCAGGCTTGCCGGACTTATGTACATCTCTATCGACATCGATCGCTCTGACAACCATCCCAGCCGTTGGATCAGGGTTATGGTCACTAGCACGCGCTGAATGACGGAAATCACCGATCCAGCCATCGGAACGCCGATCACGATCTGGGAAGGTGTCATCGAACTGTTCGCGCAATTGCTGACCAGCCTTGCATAGAACTGGTTTCATTTACCTAGTTTTAGACCTTCTGGCAGAGGCTTTGCATATTCCCATTTAGCAACGTAATCGCCTTCACCGTCTGAATCATTTTGCAAAACGATGTATTTATCGAATAAGCGAATATCTTCTAGTTCTGGATATTCTGCGACGATATCTGCGTATAGATTTGCCATTACTTAACCCCTACTCCTGTAAACCAAGTATCTGCTTGGCCTGCATAAATATTGCCGCCTGATGCGGTAATTTTAGCGTAAAGTTCTACGTAATCGGTTGTGCCATTTAAGTAGACAAGAACGCTTCCAGAGAAACGCATTTCCACCTCGGTAAATGATCCTGCAAGATATTTAAAAAGACTGCCATTCTTGTAAAGTCCCAATAACATTGATTGGCCAGAAGAACCGTCAAGGTTTGCCGCGCCGCTAATTTGGTAATATCCAGCGACGTTTGGCGTAAATCTTTCAGTAGTCAGATCAAAGCAACTAGCAGTGTCATATTCTTCGGTACTCCAAGCAATCTTTGTCCAAGTATTAGCGGAAGGAGTTTGACTTGTTGTTGAATACACAGAAAAAGCTGGAAAACTTACTGCTGAAGGGCTTGCCCATTTGATGCCAGTTGCGGTTGTTGAATCTGCCGTGAGTACCTGGCCATTAGTGCCTACAGCTAAACGGGCTGGAGTATCAGCAGCAGTAGCTGTAATTAGATCGCCCTTGGCATCTAAAATTGTAAGAGGATCAACTGCAACCCAAGAGAAATCTAAGTCTGTACCCGAAGCCTTGGCTAATACTTGACCAGTTGTGCCACCCTTGAGATCGACTAGTGCGGTATCTATATCCTGACCGAGTGCGGCAATAGCGGTAGCGCCATCCTTTACTAGGTCTGTCGACTGGGGGATATCCCACCCGAAGTTAGTTGTTGTTGTTGCCATTACGCTACTGCTCCAATCGCATTAAGCCAGGTTAGGCTAGTGTTAAGTGTATTCCAGGTTTCCGCCGCATTTACTTGCTCCCATTTTACCGCAACTTGGCTGAAGTTCACAGGAGATGCGTTAAATGTTATCGTCAGATTATTTAAGCTCGCTCTAAACGTCCAGCCCTCGATGTAGCCTTGAAATGATCCGCCGGTAATGTTAGGCGGCAGATTCTGAATCCAGACAGGTTGGCCAAGGAATATGTTAATCAGGGCATCTCGATCAGCGTCATCAATTTCTGGATTGCCTAAAACAAAGGTAATACTCTGAAATTTTGGGTAAGGATTGGCTCTTAGCTCAATGTAACGATCTGCCAAGGCTTCAGCATCTACCGTGTTCTTGATGCGTGAAGTGTAGTTCTCAGCATAAACCCCATAATTGGTTTGGCTAATCAAATCTGACGCAGTATAGGTCTGATTACCGTTGTTATCGTAATTGATTGTAAATGAATTTCTAAGGTCACCAGCACGAGTGGTTGCAGATAGACCAACTCCATTGGCATGGTTAGCATCCAAGGTTGTGTATCCGTTATTGGCCAGATAGTCCTGTCGGTGAGTTTGATCTGCATAACCGATATTGCCATTTGCGTCCTCATAAAGAACTCCAAATGCGGAAGTAGCAATAGCAGTACATAATGAATAAAGATCAGTATTGCTCGATGATCGAGAAATCATGTCATAATCGCCTGGAC